CTTCGTGTAAGCATCCATATTTGTTAAATCATGTGGTAAATCTTTTATCCTTTTTATGTTACTTTCTCTAAACAATCTTTGAAGTGATGGTTTATTATTTTGCTTTTCTTCAGATTCTAACTCATTATTTTTAAATTTTAAAACTTTGTCTAACTTTAACTCTTTTAATTTTCTTGAGCTATTTTTTTTCCCTTTCTTATGAGATATTGTTTTACCCATTTATATATTAATTCGATTTTTATTACATTACTACAAAAAAAACTTTACTTAATTAAATTAAACAATACTTATCTACCATAATCTATATAACTTATTCTACCATGCCCCTACACCAACTGGTTCACACTCCTCCTCATCGTCATCACTATCGCTATAATCTGCCCAACTCTTCCATAATCTGTTCGAAAAGTCCTTTTTCAGGTAACTGTTTCCTGATTCTTCCAGAGGGTTTTCCACAGGCTTCTCCTTTACTACCAAGGTTAACTTCTTCGGTTCCTCCTTCTTTGGCATAGCAGCAATTGCTGCCCAGCCACTCAATGCTACTTTTGGAGCACTAGTCACAATGGATGGCACAAGGTGCTCTTCATCTTCGTCGTCACTGTCCATAATCAAAACATTGAATGGATTACTTACCTTCTCAACTACCTTCTCTTTTTTTACTGGAGACTCTGTTGGCATCTCTTTTCTCTTTTTATTCATCTTCTCTTTCTCTTGTAAAGCCTTACAAAACTTTACAGTATGTCCACTCTTTCTACAATAACGGCATTCAGTTGCCTTCAATGTTGGACACACAATTACCCCATTTACTGGAGCACTCTTCACAAAATGTGAAGTATAAATCGATTCATCCTTACCTGAATCAAAACACACCTTACAAAACTTACCGGTCTTCTTGGTAGCCTTAGTGGAGTTGTTTGAGCGAACTGACATATTCAATAGTTTACTATACTTGATGATTTAATAATACATTCCGCTTATTAAAATAAATATACTTCAATTTTATTTTCACAATACTTTTTAGTAAATTTTGATAAAGTAAAAAAATCAAATTTCTTACTTTATTTTAAATATTAAAAACTCCTAACTACAATTTATTCTACCATGCTGCTTCAGTCTCATCATCTGAATCCTCCTCATCTACCTCCCATTCACTACCATCTTCTTGATACCGTATAATGCTTTTGACTAATCCCAAACTGAATACACGCAACATACTTTTTAAACTCGATCCTGGATTATCGAATAATCTTATCGCATCTAAATGGTCACTTACCGGGAACATGTCCAATTCTTCGCTAGCAATCTCTGCTCCTTGTATCAGTGTCAGTGCCTTCGTCTTTATCGGTTTCTCTTCCTCAATATTTGCTCGACATATCGGACAAGTATTATTATCCTTCAGAGCTCTTACCAAACATGTCAGACAAAACGCATGTTGACAATTTGTTTTCGCAAAATTCTTACCTGGGTTTAGAGTGTCCATACAAATACAACAAGTATCTGTTTGGTCGTGCTCTTTTTTTAGTTCCTTTTTCTCACCACTTCCAGCTGCCTTCACTTCAATCTGCTTTGTTACTTTCGATGACATTTTCAACTTTTAAACTTTTCAAGTTTCTTAAATTTAAGAATGAATCTACTTATTTCACAAAAAGTACTTCAATTTTTTCTTTGTTTTGATTTTTAATCTTAATACTTTATATAAAATGACAAAGACATCTAGTACCAATAAAAAGGCCACAAGTCCTGCTAAAAAAGCTACATCTAGAAAAATCAAACCTAAGGTAGACAAGAAAGATGCCGCAAAAAAAAGAGCACATACTGGTGTTCAAGCACATGGACATGAATGGGAAGATGATTTAATTGCCGTATTTGTTAGTCCTTCTGATATGGATTCTATGAATAATCTATCATATACATCAGTTCATGATATTCCAAAAGAATTTAATCAACTTACTGGACGCAATGTTAGTGTTAAAGCTGCCAAGACTAATAAAGTTGACTTTGGAGATGCCCTTAGAACTGTTGATAATATGAGCAAACATTCTCCATTAGAGGCTGTTGTTATTCAGTATACTCAAGATGGTGATAAAAAAATACCCTCTCGTGTTATTCGTTTAGATCTTACCGATTCTAAATCTGCCCTCTTTGGAACTGATGATATGGATGAGATGAAGACGGATATTCAAGAACTTGACAGAATGGTCAAAACGGGTGATCCTCAATATAAACAAATGGCTAAGGATATTAGATCCAAATATCCTCGTTCACATATGAAAGTTGCTCCCAAAATTGGTAATATTGAAAAAAAACGAGCAGGTAGATTACAAATTAGTTTGTCAAACATTAATAAATTAATTGAAGAACACCCACATATTGTTATTGAAGATGAACATTGTGATCCTATCAAAGGATGTCTTCGCACCTTACAATCGTCTATTAGAACTATTGGTAAAAAACCAGTTGCTGAATCTGATAAAGAATTTTAATGACTTACTATACATTTCGTTTTTATACCAGTTGATATGTAAACTCCACCTAAAAATCCCAATGATGACACTAAAAATGTTCTATTACTGAATACTCTTTCCCAATAATCCTTTTTACTCTTCAATAAATTTACTGATGTAGTTAGGTAAAAACTTATTCCTCCTCCTATTATTCCTCCTCCTATCATTCCTATTATTTTTGAAATGTTATGATACATTATACAATTTATTTATTTTTTATTTCATCTTATATATTATAATGCCTCGTTCATATTCTAGAAGACGCGCACGAAAGGGTGGTGATAGTGCTCAAATTATCGACCTCCAAACCAAAGTTGAGAAAATTGAAAAACAATTATCTGATGTTAAATCTGAATTAAATAGTTTAGAAAAACAAGATATTGAAGCTTCTATGGAAAAACCAAAATCTGATGACGATGAAGTAGAAGAAACTAAAGAAATTATTGAAGAAGAACCTTCTGATAATGAAGGAGAAAAGGAGGAGGAAAAAGAAGAAATTGAAGAAAAAGAAATCCCTCTTACTCAACAAAAAATTGATGTTACTGGATTTCAAGGTTCCGTTGGAGATGCTATGCAAAGTATCAAAGGTAAGATGAGACAACTTCAAAAACCTAGCAATAAAGGCAGATATGATGAAAAAGCTGATAAATTTAAACAATCTCTTGCTGAAATGAAAGCTGCCAAATCTATTTCTGATATTGAAGAAATTATTAATAAAACTCCCAGTCTAAACTTTAAAAACAATAAACTTATGGGCGGCAAAAAAACAAAGAAGAGACATCATAGAAAGGGTAAAAAATCTAGAAGACATTAAATCTTATTATTTTATTAAAATTTATAAATAAAATAATACTTTTTTTAAAACATAAATATATAAATGAATCATCATACTAATCATATGGATATTTTTCAAACAAAGGCCTTTAGACAAGGTATAAGTTTTGGTGTTGTTAGTAGTGCTATGACTGTCTTAGGTATTAGTCTCGGTGTATGGTCTTCTGGTGAACATTTACGAGCTATCGTCTCTTCTGTTGTAGGATTGAGTATTAGTAATTCTTTAGCTGACGCTTTTTCTATGTATATGTCTGATACAGCAACTGGACAATCTAAAAATGCTATGATTTCCGCAATTGTAACCGCAATTATTGAATCTATTCTTCCATTTCTTTTTCTTATTCCATTCCTCACTATGAAACTTAAAAATGCTGTTATTGTTAATGCTATTATCGGAATTATTCTTGTTGCCATTACAGGTGTATATGTATCTAAACTCAACAATGTTTCAGATAAAAAAATGGTTGAAAATGTTTCTCTATATGTAGCCATTACATGTCTTATTATGGCACTTACATATACTGCTGGAATCACTATCAACAAGGTTATTAAGGATAGAGGAGTTTAATTTTCTTCATTCTCAAACACATTTCTAGAAAATGTCAAATTATTAACATTTACTATTTGTTCATCATCAAATGGATGACCCAGTTGGACTAAATAGTTTGCTATATCTATATCCATGACAGATTCTTCCATCTCTAGTTCAAACGAGGTATCCAATCGTTCAACTCTTATTCTATTTACTCCATTATCTATATATTCATTATCATCTACTATTTTTGCTCGACACATCGGACAACTATTTTTTCTCAATACTGATTTTACAAAACAACTTGTACAAAATTTGTGTCCACATGGAGTTGATGAACTGCTTCCTTCTATCTTCTCCATACATACAGGACACTCTTCAATCATCATATTTATTTTCAAGGCTGCTATTTCTCGTTGAAGTTTTTTTAGTTCTTCTTCTCTTTCTCTTTTTTTTTGTAGCCAATTCTTTTTCATAATTAAGGCCAAATGTATCTTACCTAAAGATGTTTTTACACCTATTTGGGTTGCTATCTTTTTTAATATTTTTATAGACATATTGTTAAAATCTGGTTCTACATCACTTGATAGAAGTGATACTAAATCACAATCTATTGGACATCCGTTTATATTATGATCTTTACTATCACAATATGAACACAGTGTCATAGTTATTGATTTTGTTTTTGGTTCTGCTTTTGGTATTACTAATTTTGGTACTCCTGATGGTTTATTTAAACTCGAAAGGCTTTTAAAATTCAATCTATACATACACTATGTTCAAATAAAAAACTTCAATTTTTATTTGAGCTATTTTTCTTAAATATCAGAGTCCATCATATATCTTACTATTATTGTAAAAATTAAGGCACTTAGTAACATCCCTTTATATGTGGGACATCCATTTACATTTGATATTTTTCCTATTATCTTTCCAAATATTGCTTCCATTAACTTATAACTATATGGATTCATAATTACTAGTAATACTACAGTTGTTATTAAGGTATATCTCCATTTATCTGAAGATGATGGTTTGTGAGGACAAATACAATCTTTACAACGAGGACAATTCATTATATACTCTTAAAATAATATTTTTTTATTATATAATGAATTCTTTAATTAAATATTTAACCGCGATAGCTATTGGATGCGTTGTTGGTTTTATCGGTGGATTTCAAGGCATAGCAGGTGGATTTTATATATCAATGTTGTTAATATTTTCAGGTATTGCTGGTAACCAAAAGAAGGCGGCAGGAACTACATTGTTAGCTGTTTTGTTTCCTATTTCTGCGGGAGCAGTTTACGAATATTGGAAATCTGATAATATTGATATTCCAGTAGCTTTAGTTATTACTTTCTTTTACATTATATTTTCATGGATTGGTGCCAAAGTAAATCCCCACTTTAGTGAAAATTTTATTATTTTAAGTTTGGCAGTATTATTGATGCTTACATCTTTTTATTTTTTCTATAAGTATCATAAATTATTAACAAAAACGACTTCAAAATAATTCTTTATTTATATTAAATGCCTATTTCGATTATTCCTATTTCTTATAATGATTATTTTTCTGATTATAATTCTGATTCAGATGAACCAATTGTTAGCTATAATGACACTGTCAGGCCATCAGAACTTATTAGATCTTCAAAACATTGTAATTCAAGTGATACTGATTCTAGTGATGATAATATGATACTAGCTTCTATTGAGGAACAGAGAGAAAGAGAGAAAAAAACTCCGTCTTCTATTCGAAGATCATTAACTTCTTTTTCTAACAGAATTCGTATTTTACCTGAACCTGTTAGAAGTACCTATACTAATACAAATATTGAAAACAGTCAAGAAACTACTTGTCATAAAATTAAACCTGTTATTGGTCTTACAGCTACAGTACTCATTGCTGTTGGATGTATACTTGCTGTTTAAATTATAATTCATTGAGAGAAATTATAATTTAATTATTTCCCATTCACTTGGGTTATCACTACATATATCAACTACATTTAAGGTTCCATTTATTATTCTATTCTCACCACAAATAACTGGTAAAATGTTTTTAGAATCTTTAGTATAAACCATTGAACTATGAGGTTGATGAGAGAAATTACAAGAATAATTATCTGTTACTTTTTTTATTTCATCCCAATTTAAAACAGTTCCTGTATATCCCCATGAACGCATATCATTAGTATCATCATCATATAAATTTGATTTAAATATTACTGGTTCTTTACAATTTGTATAAATCATATTAGTTGTTCCAAATTTTGTTTTTAATTCTTCGTATAATCGGATAGCATCACATTTTTCCATAAAACAAGTCACAGTAAAATGACCTTGATGATGTAGGTTAAATAATTCTCCCGAATATGTATACCATACTCCATATTTGTAGCCCATTATATATAACCTAAATATAATATAATTTTGAGTATTATGATGTAGAGTAACACCTATGTAAGGAGGCTCTGAAGGGAGATACTGTGGCACCAACGGTACTATTCAACGCACCCTAGAATCTCTCCCTCTCTGGGGGTAAATCTCTCTCTTTATACCCTGGGCCCCTATACCCCCACTAACCGGAAATCGGTGACATAACGGGAAATCGGTTACATAACGGGAAATGGGTATTAGATTGTTTTGTAACCTTAATTAATTAACTAAAACCCTTTTTTCATTTTGACACAATTGATCAATTTTGAACTATTTTGAAAAAAAGTTGAAGTTTTTTTGTAATTTTTTGACAAAAAATCAAGAGAAAAAAAAATTGAAGTAAATTTTAACAAATACTCTACTTTATCAACAAAACATAAGCGTTTTCAAAAACTTTCAAAACTTTCAAAACTTTCGAAC